AAGAAAAAGGGGCACATAAAGCCCCTTTTTTTAACTTGTTTTTATTTACATATTCTTTAGACGTTCTATAGCCCAATTTAGATACACAACGGCCTTCTCTAGATCCTGGATGTTAGATCCTTTGTGATCTTCTCTCCATATATATTTAACTGCGTTGCCCTTACAGAAAGCTTTGAATTCATCTGCCGTAAGCATAGATCTCATAGCATCTATATACTCTATCTCACCCCTAGTGTAGTGAGACGGTTTGTTTACTGGATCTTCATTTCTCCATTCATCTTTAAAATCTTCTATATCTTTCATTTTTTTTCTCCAATTATGCTAAACGAACTATTGCCTCGTTAACCCGTTCTGTACGTTTTTTTTCATTTACGTAGTGTGGGTAAAGAAAATGCCTTCTTATGTAATGTCTTATCGTTTCGGGTCCAGGCGTGGATACGCCTGGCTCTACACTTATATGACTCAGAAATTTACCTTGTCGCAATTCATTTCTTATATGATTAAGATTTTTTTCAATTATAAAATTATCTAAACGCACGGCCTCAACTTGTTTTTCACTAGAATAATCATAAAGATCATGCTCATGTAAATCTCTCAAATAACGTGAAACTAATGGTATTGATCTGTTAATTATTACACCTATTTGTTTTAATGTTTTGCCTGATTTTTTAAGATGTAAAATTTTGTAATGCATAGGTTTTAAATTAATAGAAATATGAAAGTTAAATAAAGGATCTAAATCTTCATTCCATCTTTTTAACAAAATTTCTCTTAAAGTTTTACTACGAAGTTGATAATTTTTAGAAGGTCTAGAATGTTGTTTTAGATATAACTTGCGCCATTCATAGTATTTTAATGTGCCGTAATGTTTTAATCCTATATTTACCTCTTCTATAAAACCTTTTTTTATTATTTCGTTTCTTAATTTTGTTTTTTCTACAGATTGTTCTACATCCAAACCACGTTTTTTTGCTATTAATAGAATTTGTCTTACACGTTCCCTGGTAAGCCCATATTTATTTCCAATACTTTGTAGCGTAGAGTCATAATTATTGTTCCATTCATCTAATATTTCTAGGTTTCTTAAAAATACTTTCATTTATCTTCTCCGTTATCTATAGACCTGACGACCATATTTACCATTCCACTCTATTCTCCAATTATAAATAGGCTCATATCTATTAATTAAAACTCTTTCCCAATACGTTTTCCTGTCCCTTCTGCAAAATAAAAATCTTACTCTATTGAAGCGTTTATCTTTTTTGTGTTGAGTAATTCTGTTATATACATTTTGGGTAGTTCCTACATAAACAATTTTGTTATCTTGATAAAGAAGATAAACACAGTCTCTTATAAGATCTTTAATATAAAAATCTTTACTCATTTATCACCTCCAATAGTTTTTCCTTCTATTGTTTTAATTGTTTCTTCAATCCAACTTTTTAAATTAGTATGATTTTTATTGTTTAACAAAGTTCTTTTATTGTTAGCAAACTCTCGGATTGCTCGATCACTTACGTTTCCAATATATCTACTGATAGATGCATCAGTAAAACCATACTCTTTAAGTCTTTTTAAATCTCTACGCATTTGTATAGCTTCAATCTCTTTCATTCCAGCCTTTTAGATCTACGTTAACTATATTAGGTGAGTTGTATGTAGTAGCTTCCTTACCGTTTAATACTGCGTTGTATTCACCCAGCAAATGCTCTAGCTTTAACCACCCAGATGTCATGTCCTCATGTTTCATCTTGAAGATCTTACTTGCAAACGGTTTCTTCTTTTCTTGTGCTACAAACATAAAATCAACCACGTTAAACCCAGCTTTCTCATATCCACGTTTATACCAAGCGGCCTGTAGCTCGTATTGGTACTTTCTAATGGATGATGTAAAGCCTCTAACAGAACAATCGGTAGTAGTCTTATAATCTACCAGGATAATTGATTTTAGATCGCTAGAGACATCTAAAGGGTATCTAAGCACATCTGATTTAACTTTAAGTAATAGATCCTTTTCCCACCAAAAGATCGCTCTTTCAAATGGAGAGTTAAATACTTCTGGGTATTCACCCTGTACTGCTGAAAGATGTTTGACTCCTTCCGGTATCAAAGCTTCTTTCATGCCGTAAAGCGTCTCTTTGTCTTTAGATGATATGACGGTTAATCCTCTATCTTCATACTCTTTCTTTAGCTCTTTATTAGCGTTGGTGTATGGAGATCCACTTAGGCAAACTACATCATTAACAAATGCTTCCTCTCCTTCAACAATAAGTGAATGAGCTGCGGTCCCAAGCTTCATAGCTGGTGTCGTCTCATTATCTTCTTCAAATGCATGAAGTTGACTCTGGCCAAACCTTCTTATGTTTGATGATGATATGCCTGGAGCTTCATGATAAAAGTTATGTTCCATATCTGGAAAGTAAACTGCGTCTCCTAAGACTACATGTTCTTGGTTCTCTAATATTTCTGGTAATTCGTTCATTTAGTTTCTCCCTTTTTAATTTCTTTTTTAAAATCTGTATAAGCATCTATAAACATCATGACCTCCAAACGATTTCGAGTATTTAAAGGACCGTTGCTATCAAGCCATTTTTGTAAGGTTCTATAATCAAGCTTAATTACTTTTGCTATTCTTTTACAGGCCGCTGGATCCGTATACCCAGCCTGTATAAGCTCATTCCTTAGTTCGATTAACTTTTCTCTTCCCTCTGTAAGTTTGTCTACTTCTAAAGCTATCTCTAGTGCCAAGTCTTGTATAGTTTTTCTAATTAAAGGTGGGTACAAACTCATGATGCCTCCTTAGTGCATTTTTTTACCCACTCTAAAGCTTTCTTTTCGGCTTCTACTTCTGTAGTGTCTTTCTTATGATAAAAATCTAAGTAAAACTCAGCCATCCAATTAATACACTCTTTTTTAGTGCCTCCAAATAATAAACCGTTGTTTAAGTATTGCACCTCCCAAAAAGGTTTAAAAGTAGGTCTATTTGTATCTATACCGTTATGTGGTGTACCTTTGCCTACATAATCAAGTTCAAAACTTTTATCAACTATCATGATGCTTCCTCTAATTTATCAACTGCATCAGTAAGTTCTTTGACACATTGCGTAAGCTCTAAGATGTTTCCTTTAAGCTGAAACAAAGTATAATTTAATTTATCCTTTGTAAGCTCTTGGTCCATTCTATCATTTAGGTTATTGGTAGATGTCTTGATAATGGCATCTAGGTAAGCTTTATTTAAAGCTTTATCTTTTCTTATATCCATAATACTCTCCTAAAGTAAATGTTGATGTAATATATAAATTGTATTTTAGAGCAAAAAGTCTATAATGTCTACACATAGTAATTTAGGAGGTTACACATGAGTAAAGAAGAAGATAAGTACGTAATAATGGATGAGGATGTCACAATCGGGTGTCCTGATCATGGCGATTTTTTGGCTACCCCTTTTGAACATATAAAAGGGTATGGCTGTCCTGTTTGCAGGCATGAAGAAATGCTGAAATTGCTAAAAGAGATAAATGACCGTTTAGACTATTGTATTGAGCATGAATGTAATGCGGCAGACAATCACACGCCAATAAAAGCTAATAGTTACTCTATGATAATTCATGAGATGTACGATAAGACTAGAAAAATGTTAGATGAATTTATAGAAGTAAGAGGCAAAATTAAGGTATAGTTTATTAATGACATTAAAAGTAGTTCCAATACAAAGTAAAATGCCAAAACCCACTTTAAAAGAAATTGTGGAAAGATTGAGCAAACTATTTAATAGTTATACTTTGAGAGGTGAAGATGAGCTTACGGTTGTTTTAACTACTTTAAGTTATTGTATTTGGAAAGTACAAAAGACAACGGATGATGATGATGAGGTGTATCGTCTTGTGGACGAGATCCTTAATCAATATATCCAGGTAGATAGGCACATTAGTACATTCAATAACTACGATTTATTTGAGACATTAACTCCTAAATTGGGTCCAGATGATGACTAAAACATTATTGTCCTATTATTGTCATGGATATATGACGTTAAAAAACCCTTTAACTAAGCGGGTTTCATGATTATTTTATTTTTTTCATTTTTGTCATAAGAATTAGGAGAATACAGTATAAAAATAGTATAAATATCTTGACTGCATAAATTGTATTAAGGTATCCTCTCCATACACTTTAGGGTAATGTGGGGGTAGGTATATATAACTACTTTAACTCTAAACTGCTAAAAACACATGGGATATAGAAAAAACAAACTTGAATATGAACCCATCTTAGCTCCAGAAGAAGAAGCTCCCATTGAGTACGCTAACCTAGACAACTCC